CGGCATTTACATTTGGAGCTGATACTCCTGATGACATTATGATAATCAACGTTGCTCGTGCAAGATTTAGACAAAAGATTGATCCAGGAAACTGGGAGTTAAGAATTGCAAGTGGTGGATTATCAGCAACCTCTTTTCTATCGTTTATTGATAATAGCAATGAAGAAGAAACACCCGCAATAAACGAAGCAGGTCGTGTAATAGGAATCTTTAGTGGTTCTGGAGCTGTCACAGCATCTAACACACAATACGGATTATTCTATCCGGATCATGGAGTATTAGTATTTAATGCCACAAGATTGAAGACAGAAACAGGAATGAATTTTAACACTGGTAATGCAACAACATTATCAGCAGCTGGTACACAACCTAAAAACTCTGTAACAGCTTCAATGTATATTTCTGCATCTTCCTATTTTGCTGCAAGAAGTGAAGAAAAGATAACATCTACACACTACTTTGTACGTGTAACAAACAAAAACTTTAACTTTTCAAACAATCCAACATTTGTATCTGGAAGTACTGGAACCTTTAGGCATGCAAGCATGTTAAGAAATCCAAGTGTGTATGTTACAACAATTGGAATGTACGATGATAATAATAGATTAGTAGCTGTAGCTAAATTAAGCAAGCCGTTATTAAAAAGCTTCAATAGAGAGGCATTAGTAAAGGTTAAGCTAGACTACTAAACTAGTCCTTACTCAGACTAACAAGAAATCCCTTCCAGTTAATGGAGGGGATTTGTTTTATCGACATATTTATAGGTAATGGCAGGAGTTTTCAAAAATTTAGACGCATCTGATATAAGGCTTACGCCTTTCCGAGCACATAAAAAATGGTTTAGCACTGTTTGCTATAAAGACTATTACTCAAATGTTCAGGCTAGCCCAGTTAGTGTTGGATCATTAGAAGGATCAAGTGAGGCTGGAGTTAGAGGACTTTACGTCACTGATGTTAGTAGTAGCAGATTATTACGTCTAAACCAGGATGACGGTTATGAAATTCTAAACGATGTAATAACACCAAATCCAAACGGAGTAACTGCTTATGGTATAGGGCACACACAGCAATATATACATGCAGCAGCAACTGCAAATGGTTTTGGAGCAGTAAATCCATACAACAATCTACTTGCAAAAGGAACACCATACACAAGCTCAAAGGTAACAGACGTAAAGAGTATATCCGTGTGCGAGTTATCTAGCGGAGCAAAGGATACTGTTTTTGTTGCTGGAACTCTAGGTGTAACATCAAAGACTTTTGGTGTTACCACAGGAAACTTTGGAGGTGTTGAGGGGTTAATTATGCCTTCGTCTATTGATCCAGGCTTAACAGCGTCGTTTAGTGCTGTAAATGCAGAAGGTAAAACTATAAACGACAAAGTGTTAGCAATAGCAGCTTCCGGATCATTAGGAGCTTATGCCGTATCATTTACTGGATCACTTCCACAAGCTCTAACAGCTAGCTTTAGCTCATCAGTAAGTCCAGGTAGTGCGTTTGGATACGCTGTATATGGAGCAAGTGTTTATGGAGCTACAACACCAGCAGCTCTCAAAACTTTTTTATATTGTGGAACACAGAATAGATATTTTGCATTGTTTGAGGACGGAAAATTATTTTGTGTTAAGGACACCGCAATATCTCAACTAATAACATCCAACGTTGCAGACATTTTAATAGATAAAACTAACTTTATTTCTGGATCGTCAACTTTACAAGAGAGTAAAGTACATGTTGTATATAATAATGGACAAGTTGGTATTGATTTATATGCTGTAGATACACCGTACAATGTAGCATCATTTGACAAAGTAATTGATGCAAGACAGTGGGTAGCATTAAAACCTAAAGTCAAAGCCACAATCCAAACCAACCAAACACCAGCAACAATAGGAATATTTGCTGGATCTACTAACAGCTTGAAAGAATCTGTGTTTTTCACAATTAACCCCGACACATATGCAATATCTGACCCAGATCATTTTGGAGCTACAAAAGGAGATTTGCAAATTGGAACCGCATTAAAGGCTAATGCGTCGAGTTCGGATATTTTTATAGGATTTAGCTCATCATATAGCGAAAGATTTATTCAATTTGATATAAACTCAGAACCAATCTTCTCTGTATATAAAGCAGATTATAATCCAACACCATCACATCCAAGCTACAACCCTCTCAACACATTATTTGACCAAGGTAATCCTCACTTTCAGTATTACGAACCGGTTACAGTTGATAAGAAGTTTCAACGTATTGTACATAAGTCTGTAAATCATTTATTTTACGAAGACTTTTATAGCAACACTAAGGCGTCGTTTGGTAATGGGAATATCAACAATCAAGTTAGAGATTTAGAAGATCAAGCATATATTGTTAATCTTGCACAGTCAAAGTTTGGAGAGGGTATTCAACAATCCTCTTTGCTTATAAAAGCAAACTACAACATAAGTAGTAGCAATAACGAATCCATAACAATCACAGACGATCTAGATGGCAATCTGATTGTATCTGGTGGTTTAGCTTCTCCAATCGATTCAAGTATAAAAGTGTCTGGATCACTATCAATTAATAGTGTAGGAGAATGGCCGACTCGAGAACTTTATAAATATAATGGCAAAGGAGCAGTTAGCTTAACGAGCGATTATAATCGTGGTAACTGGTTAATGAATACTCAATACAAAGACATAACTTTTACAGATATTGCTGGAGCAACTGCACCAATACCTCAGCCTATTGACCTATTGGGAGTGGTTCCTACATTTAGCAGTAACCTATCGTCAAGCATACATATTCAACCTTCAGTTGTACAAAACTACAGACAGTCTTACAACTTCGAAAACAACAACTTTACTATCACATTTATGGTGAGGCCAACTGCACACTCATCACACGCTTCTGGCTCTATAGTTTTATCAAAACAAGGAACATCTGAAGATCATGGGGTCGATATAAATGGAAACGTGTTTTCGTACACAAGCGATAGCCGAACTCCGTACGCTATTACTATGGATTCTGGAAGCACTATATTGCGCTTTAAGCGAGACAACTTATTTGAACAAGCACAAGTGTCAGGTAGCTTAACACTAAACCAACTACACCATGTAACGTGTCAATTAAGTGCTTCTAAGTTGATGATGTATATAGACAATACTTTACAAACTACTGGATCAGATGTAATAAAATCAGCAGGATGCTCAAACAAATCCGACCTATACATGGGTAATAATGTATCCGGAGATAGAGGGTTTGATGGATTAATTGACAACATAAAAATGTATGCTGGAGTAATGAGTGATCAAGATAGATTTTTATCTTATCACACTTTAGGACGAGCTACAACAGTAGTGGGTAATGTATTTTACAATCACGGAATGATGGTTTTAGGTTCAATTATATCAAGATATATGGACGTAAAAGAGGTTTCAGCGCGAGGCACACATACGATTTATGAAAAAGAAATAGCATGCACAGTTGGTGCAGGAGAGTTTAATCGAAGCAATAATCCAACTGTACAAGTGTATGATCCAGCATCCAATCAATACGTATTTAAACCGTTTACTACTGGATCTGACTTCAAACCATACGTAACAGCAATTGGACTATATAACGAATATGGAGAAATGTTAGCAGTTGCAAAGTTAGGGTTTCCATTAAAATTACCAAGTAACGTAGACACAACATTTATAGTAAGGTATGATAAATAAGCTTAATTATCAATTAGTAGACTATCCATACATCACAAAACCATTGCAAGATGAGAGTGTATTTGAACGAAAAATCATTCCAGACTTCTTTGATCGCATTGGATATGAGCTAACATACGTAGAAGGAGAGTATCATAAAGAATCAAACATACCAGGTCATATACTTGTACCTGGACGACCTATTGATGCATCAGCATGCTTTCAAGATTGGATGTCTCAAGACGAGCCTCATGCACACATATTCCTAGATCATTGTCACTTAAACACCAGATACGGATACGCTGGTGAAGCTTTAGAACAGCTAAAAGAGTTTGCAAAACACAACAAACGCCTACAAAAACTAGTCAACATAAAGCCAAAATATATGGCTGATTTTTGTATTGATTGGATTGAGGATGGTAAAGTGTTTGAGCTAATGCACATCGAACACGACTTTCATGACTTTGAATTATACAAACAACACATATTATTTTTAGAAGATTTAATCTTGAATCAAGATTGGGAACAAGTGTATACAGATCTCAAACCTCTTATATCAGAAGATAGTTTTGACGAATACGAGCAATCTAAAATAAAAGCAAAGTACTTTGGAATAGATCATTTAGAGTATTTACACGAACCTAAAATGTTATCATTCTTAAAAGTATACTAATATGCTAGATCACCGCCATCTAATATCAAAAGGGACTTTAACTGACAAACTGACTGTAGAAGATGTAAAGGACTTGATTAATAATCTCGTCAAAGCTTTGAATATGAGATATGTAAAAAGCTTACCTAACAATCCTGTAGTTGGATATGAACCTGATGAGCATCCAGGAGTTTCTGGAGTAGGAATTATAACAACATCTCACATTGTAGTACACACATGGGATAATACAAAAGAATACCAACTCGATGTTTACTCTTGTAAAGCTTTTGAAAAAGACGTAGTTGATCTAGTCACAAGTCTGTATGGTATGAAAGAAACGTCAACAAAAATATTCGATAGAAATTACAAAATAGAACAGTTATGGCCAAAAGAAAAAAATCAAGCAAAAGAGCAATAGCCAAAAAACATGGCTTTAGAAGTGGCTTAGAGGAAGATATAGATAAGTCATTAAAGAGTAATGGTGTTGATGGTCAATATGAACAACACAAAATATCCTTTACAAAACCATCTACCAACCACACATACACTCCTGACTTCAGACTTCCAAATGGTATATTTATTGAAACCAAAGGCAGATTTGTGTTGGCAGACAGACAAAAGCATGTACTTATAAAAAGTCAACATCCAGAGTTAGACATACGATTTGTATTTCAAAACGCAAAAAACAAAATTAGAAAGGGATCTAAAACTACATACGCAGATTGGTGTGTGAAGAACAATTTTATATATAGCGATAAAGCAATCCCAAATAGTTGGTTAAACGAATAGTTTTTCGTATATTAAAGTCTATGAATGTGTCACAGACCGAGGTTGTGATGAAGGTATTGCATGGACATCTAGGAAAATCAGCTCCACATAAAGATCT